GATGCCACCCTGCTTAGCTTTGCTTACTGTCTCAACTTGGCTCTCAAAGCTAGGGTTCGCGTATTCACCGAATGTTACATCAACATCAATTTCCTGTGTTGTTGCATTATTAAGTGTATCTATCGCCTGCAATGTCATTTTTACAAGCTTTGGAAGAACCTTCTGGAGCTGATTTACAATATTGTTTCTTGTGTACAATGTAGCCTTTTCTTTTTCTCTTGTAGCCTCTGCATTATCAAGTTTCTTTACATCTATACCTAATGTAGATGGGCTCATGATTCCCTGCAAACAAAGGTCCAAAGCCGTAATATATGTAGCAAGGTATCCTTCATGTGGTATTTCACTTTGTTCCCTCTCTATCTTATAACTTGCACCTTCTGCCATAGGAGACGAATACTGTATATAAGCGTTGTCAAATGAATTTGGCAGCATAACCTCTCCATTACTAGGATTTCTAGGAAGTAAATTCTCTGGTATATATTCCTTTGTACGGTTATGTCTTAAAGCGTCCATCCACTGGCTCCATGCTTCATCCAGCGCGTCAAATTCATCTATCTTGCTGTCATATATGCTCTTGCCTCTGCCTTTAAATTTCGCTGATTTATAGAACATGAGCGGTATGGCCATCATAAAACTTTTATCTTCCCATGTTACAGGTCTTAAACCTGCAAGCTCCGGCACAGTGCTGATATCACATTCTTTATTATCTCTTGTGAGCATATATGTTATATAGCCTTTGCCATATGTTTCAAGCAGAATGTACTCTTGATTCTTAACTGTATATACTGTCTTAAACACAACCTCTTTCACTCTGCCGCGTTCTCTTATTATCTCTACCCTGTCGCCAGGATAAAACTCTATGATTGGATACTGACTGAGATTCGTGTCTATGGATAGCTTAAATGCTCCATCTCCAACAATAAGTGTATCTGATATTGCTTGCTTTATAAGCTCTGTAAAGTCATTTTCTTCCGCTATCTTATCCCAGTCTGACTGCCTACTGCCAACATCTACCTCGTTCATATCTGCAACAACAATACTTGCAAGCATATCAACCATCATTGCAGGTAATCCTACATGTATCTTTCTTATCGCTAATCCAGGAGAGCATTTTGCAGCCCAGAATCTTGTCTTGTCCCCATCAACCTGATCATACAGCTGTGACAGCTCTTCACTTACACCTCTGTACCATATCTGATTCTTAATGGCGTTACCTTCAAAGTCGAAGATTTCCTGTATATTAATTATTCCTCTCTGTGCCGGCTGCACACGCAACCATGTCCTTATTCCATCTCTTATCTTATCAGCCATAGTATTAAATATGCTCACCTCTCTCACTCTCCTATCCGTTCTCTACTCCAACTTTGTCCCTGTATGGTATCCAGCCATATTGTGTACTGTTTACCATATGATCGTTTCCATCTTCCGGCTCACAGTCTTTATCTTCCAGCCAACTGTATACCTGCAGTTCCCCGGTGTAGTTCGTGCATGTATCTACAACATAATAGCTTGGCTCTTTGCCCTTTTCGTCGTTAAAGGACATCCAGCCAAGCTGCAGGTTTATTCTGTCTATTATTGTTACTTTCTTATACGCATTATTGAATATATACAGGCATTCATGATGTTCTCTCTTATACTTGGCAAATTCTGTTATTGTCGCCTGATCAGCGTTATCAATAAAGGTGTTCTTTGCCATGCCGCCCCATTCCTTACGATTTCTTTCAAGGAAATCTATATAATTCTTAACTGTATCGCTTGGAGCTATTGGTATATCAAGAGCCGCATTGTTATATACCTTTTCATCCAGTACTATCAGCTTGCCTTTGTTGGTTATTCCCATAAAGGACATAGCAATAGTATCAGGACTCTTCGTTGAATATGCCGTATCAAGACCGCTTGTATATATTACAAACCATTCTGTCTGCTTATCGTCATATTCTTGCTTAATAAATACCTTTGCCTGTTCTTTAGTAATAACATGTCTTTTGCAGAAATTAGAAAAGACAAGACCTGTAGCCTTGCCTCTCAACCCTAATATCTTGTTTTTATATATCTTAGTACCAGGAGGATAGCTCATTTTCTTCTGTTCTATCTTCTCTGGTGTCATGGATATGTTGTCTTCAAATGTGAAGAACCAATACACCCAGTCTTTAATAGGCTCACAACCGTTAAGGTCCTTCCATATCTCTTCTGGCACATCCGCCTTGTACTTATCAATCGGTCTTGCGTGATTGATGTACTCTGAATATATTGGCAGCGTAGGCGCATCCGGATTAAGTGTACCTACAAAGTATTCAGAACGTCCGAATATCTCTCGTATGAAGTCTATGTTAGCTGTATTGCACTCATCTACCCACACACATCCAAACTGTGAACCCAAGGCATTCTTCCACTTGCTGGCATTATCGTAACCAAGAATATATATTATCTTTGTACTGCTGCCAGTTTTGAATTTAATATGTGGAAGTTTATTCTCTTTATCACCGTTTCCACAGTATTCCAAATTAGGGAATATCTGAAGTAATCCCATATCTGCATTGATTATATTCTTTTCAATAACACCTGTTGTATTACCGGCTATAACATGCAGCTTCATATCTGATTCTGCTACATTCATGATAAACTTCACAGCAACCGTTGTTGTCTTACCTGATGCAGTAGAACCTTCAAGGAATTCTGCTCTTGCCGGTGTATCTATGTAATCCCAATACTTATCACTTAGAAGCATCAGGCTCACCCCTTGCTTGCCTTACGCTGAGCAAGAAGCTCTGCAAGCTCATCCTTTACAGAATCGTTTATATTTGCTTCTATCTTATCCGTGAACATTCCAAGATGTTTGCCAAGAAGCTCCAATGCCCTCACCTTATCACACGGCTTGACCTCTAATCCATCTCGCCCTTTCTTAATAACAGCTAATGCACGCTTTTGTTCTTCTGTAAGTTCTTCTGTCAATACTGGCTCTACAGTCCTGTATGTAGCAGGTTTGCCATCTTCATCCAGTATATCCACAAGCATTCCGCCTACTTCTGCTTTCATCTTCTTCTCGACTACATGTGCATAATCTGCTGTATTAGAAAAAGCTATCAAGGCAAGTTCCCTGATCACTCGCTCCTGAGTAATTTCCGTCTTGCGCGATAGTTCTTTTTGTCTTTCTCCTATGTACTGTGAAATTGTAGTATTTTGTAGTAATTTTGATGCGTTTGTATTTGCATACTTTTCTGTGTACCCCGCCCTAATAGCCGCTTGTGTGGCATTAAGGTCTATAAGGTATTCATCACAGAATTTCCGTTGTTTATCTGTTAATCTCACACAATCAGCTCCTTTCTTGGCATACAAAAAAGACACCAGCCTTAAGCCAGTGTCTTACCGGGGGTATTAATATTTAATAATGGAGAAATCATGCTGTCCATCATGTCCAGTTTAGATATTAACACAGACAAAACGAACAGAGCGAACAAACTTTAAATTTTTGCTAAAAATCTTTCTACTGCCATTCTGCAGCCATCTGCTGTGTGATGTTTTCCCATCTTTCTTGCTACCTGCACCCAAGATAAACCTTCTATGTATCTTAATGTTATAAGCCGTCGCATTCTGCTATTGTCAATTTCATTTACACACTTTTCTATGAGGTTAATTTGAGTGTCTATTTTCTCTTTAACATCTATCTGCTGCCGCTGTCGCACTAAAAGAAGTGTTCTCTTCCGTGAATATGCCGGATAAGGGAAGCCTTCTACAACAAAATGCTGCTTACCTCCATCTCCGCCTGTAACACTATCCTTTTCCGTATATCCTTCTGCTTCCATTTTATCCAGTTCTCTTTGTATCTTATCAATCGCGGCCTGTATTTCCTGTTTCTCCTTAACCAGATCATTGTACTGCTTAAGAAGGTCTTTTATATTGTTATTTTTCAAGTTGTTCATCACCTACCTTCTTCTCATCTGCTACCAGTTTTTCCTCATCCAAGATTTCCAAAATATAATATTGCTTATCTGGTTCAGCTCCCCACTCTGATTTCCCTTCCCCAATCCTTAATCTACATCTTGCTTTTATTGCTTTAGAATCCTTGCTATATCCATTACGGAAAATAATCTCCTGAACACTGTCTTTCCTTATCTCCTCTGGTACTGCCTCGCCCTGCAACAGTTCATATTTGCTTCTATGTGAGAAAATACTTGATGGATATATAGTTATTGCTCCGAACAGATTCTGGAATCTTGTTTCGTAATATTCTTTTATTTCTCGATACTCTTCTTTCTTCTCTCCAGAAAGAATCATGTCGAACCACTTTTTCTTGATTGTCAATATTAGCATTATGAATCACCTGCCTTTAATTTATCTAATGCTTTCATGGCTACTTCTAACATTGGTTTACTAGTTCTACAATTCTGGCCAATATATGTACATTCTGTCTCTTTGAGATATCCGCACCCTATACATATCGCCTTTGCTACAGCCCTTTTCGAATCCTCTATAGCCTTATTTCTTTCCTTTCCTTTTTCAAGATAATCTGCAGCTTCATTGACATCATTATTGACTACTTTACTATTTAAAAATGCTGTTTTAAACATTTCAGCAATCTCCTTCTCGTCAACTCCACATAAACTAGGAACATTTCTACTCATATCCCCAATGATTCTTATAAAGAAATCTTCAAATTTATCCTGCATAAAATGTATTTCAAATTCCTCTGGCATTTCTATTATTAATTTCATTTTTCATACTCCCTCCTAATAAACATCTCTCCATCGCACCAGAAGTATTCTTCTGTTGGCATATAATTCTCTATTATCGTCTTTCTATTGCATGTATATGTTCCGTCTGCTGCCACGCTGTTAGAACACTGCTCACAACAGATATATTCACATAAGTGTTTATGTCGTCTTCTGCTCACCCTTTCACCTCTCATTTTCCTTTTTGAATAAAAAATACCAACCATCAAATAATGACGGCTGGCATCTTTCAACTGCTTAATATTCTTTTTCAATATCCTGTAGTGCATATTCTATATATCGCATCCATTTCTCTCTTGTATAATTCAAACTATAATATTTAAATGCAATCTCAATCATAACTATTATAATTAAAAACAACAAAACAATCGTTATAATAGTTAATCCACCTTGTTCATTTAAATTTTCAGCTTTCATTGAAACACTTATATTATATGCACTTACCATAGTTGAAATCATTAATGAAAAAACAGAAACACAAAAAGCTAATAACGATAATGTATTTTGATTAAAATTTTTATGTAAATCTAGCTGTACTTTAAGTTTTAAGATTTTATCTTTATCTTCATTTATATATTTTCTTAATGCTCCTTTAGCACATACTATTTCGTTAAAATGGCATATTGATTTCTTTTTACAATTTTCAAGTTCATCACATAATATGATAATGTCATCCTTATTTTTCATATGATATCCTCCTTCATGCTATAATAATAGCACAATGCCGTCATTATTCAATTGTCAAAGAACAATACCTTAGGCAAATCTTAATTGCCCTGTCTTTTCCTCGTTTATACTGCAGTTAGGCATTCTCTGCGCTATGCATAATTCTTTAAGATTAGCCCTTACCAGTGCATTAGGTACCATTGGACTAACAGAATTGCCACATCTCTTAACCTGCTCCGCTCTTGGATATGTCTTACCTGTGTAATCATGGTCAATTATGTAGTCGCTTGGGAATCCCTGACACCCATACAATTCCCTAGGCTCTAACATTCTTAATCCTATATCAACAATCTGGTAGTCTGTACCTTCTATGGTTACAAGACCAAACCGGTCTTTTGTGGTAATTGTATCGAGAGGTTGTTTAATATCCTGTCCTGTAGCATCACCATAATACTTAACAAGAAATGCCCTTACTTCTCCGAAATGTCCATCACCTGCTGTTATAGTTGGAAGAGGCTTCTTTATATCTCTTCCGTCACAATGGTTATTCATCTGAATAAGGTTCGATAAAACCAGTCCATATCTGTTAGAACCATCTATGGTCATAACTGGATTATCTATTGTCTGACCTCTTACCTCTCCATGAACAGTCTCCGAGTGATACTGGATAAGTGTAGGACATATTAAACAATGCTCGTTTTTACTTACTATCGTAGATAGCGGCTCCTGAATATTCTTGCTCCGGTCTTTTGTAAAACCAGTCTGTCCAATCTGAACCATGTATGGTTCTACAATCCCATATCCATGTTTACTTGTAATTGTTGGCAATGGTTTTTTAGTATCCAGCGGTCTTCTGTCTCCACCATGATTACACTGAACAATAAAAGGTTCTGGATTATCCAAAACAAATTTCTTTAAGCCTCTTGCGATTCTTTCCATTGTCTTGGGTGCTAATGGTCTTACCGCTTTTATTCCATATTTCTCCTTTATCTGTTCAGATGTATCAAATATGCTGGGGCATGGTCTGCTAAAATCTATCTGTGTATATGCTCCAACATAAGGTTTTAGCATTCCCTTTTTCACAGCTTCGTTGTCTGCTGGTGCATGTGTAGGCTCTGGCCATATAATAGGTCTCTTGTCACATCTTGCAACCATAAAGAATCTCTTTCTCATGGTTGGTGCTCCGTAATCTGCTGCCACAAGCTCCCTGAACTGTACTTCATATCCTAAATCCTGCAGCTGGTTTACAAATTTATTAAATGTCTTGCCCTGCTTTGTTTTGATTGGATGATGCCCCCTGTTCAATGGTCCCCATGTTTTGAATTCTTCCACATTCTCCAACATGATTACTCTAGGTCTTACCAGTCCAGCCCACCTGCATGCTACCCATGCAAGACCTCTTATATTCTTATCCTTTGGCTTGCCGCCTTTTGCCTTGCTGAAATGTTTACAGTCCGGAGAAAACCAGGCAAGCCCCACAGGATGCCCATTACATGCCTGCACTGGGTCTACCTGCCATACATCTTCGCAATAATGCTTTGTATTCGGATGGTTTGCTTTATGCATTGCAATAGCCTTAGGATCATGGTTAATTGCTATATCCACACTAAAGCCGGTAGCTTCTTCTATTCCGGTGGAGGCACCGCCCCCACCAGCGAAATTATCAACTATTAATTCCCCGTTTATCATATTAAGCCTCCATAAAGTCAAACAGCGTAGGTGTTTCTATCTCATTCTCTGCTTCCTGAAGATATCCAACACCATCTCTGAAATAGTCACAGCTCAGTTCTATTCCATAGCCATATCTTTTCATCTTTACTGCCGTCATTGGAACTGTCATTAAGCCTCCAAACGGGTCAAGAACCATATCACCTTCATTACTGTATCTGTTAATGATTCTTTCAACAATATCAAGCTGTAGTGGGCATACATGCATCTGCTGCCTGCGTCTGCTCTGTGTTGTATTAAGTGTTCTCATTCTGTTTATATCATCCCATACGTCAAGGTTATTCCATGAACCGGGAGCGACAACCATAAATGTGGCTGGGAGCTTATCATTTTTATCTAACTCTTCCGCAAGCTTCACATGTTCTTCATAGCTGTATACATTGGAACGGCTGTATTCCCTATAAACTCTCTGTAAATCATCAACACTAAATTCCTTAAGCTCATCTTTGCTTATAAGCCTGTCGCCTGAACTTCTCCAGTATCCGTGAGCGTCTATCTGCCATTGTGCCCTTGTATAATCTTCCTTGGTTTTCTTTACAGGATCATCCGCATATGCATTAGACTTATCCGTTGGAAGCTTTCTAAACAGAAGTATGTATTCAGGACAGCCTACGCCCATCTTTGAACCGTCTTTACACTGTTCAGACCATCCCAGGCGGTATGTCTGGTTATTCTCCCTGACCACATCTGTAACAACTGTTATCATTCCAAAATACTGAAATCCGTGTTTCATGTAGTGTTCTATACACTGTGCATGAAACGGCTCTATTGTAGGCATTCCAGTTCCTGTAGCATTTCCAAATAATACCCTGTCTTTTACATGGATGGCTGCTACCCTGCCAGGTTCAAGAATCCTTAAAAGCTCCGGTGTAAGGAAGTCCATCTGCTCAAAGAACTTTTCTGTATTCTCATTGTGTCCGAAGTCGTTGTAATTGGCGCTATACTCATAATGATTTCCGAATGGAATGGATGTGTGTATAAGTCCTACAGAATTACTCTCAATTCTTCTGCACTCTTCAACACAATCATCATTTACCGCTGTATAATGCTTTCCCTGTACTTTCACTGTCTCAACTCCCATCTTTCTCTCTAACCGCTTTATTTTAGATGCCGGACTTAAACCATATTTCTTTACAATATCCGTCATTTTTTTAACCATGTGATTATGATTCTTCCATTTCTCAAGCAATGCTTCTTTTATCTGTCTTTCGTTCTCCATGTATATAATGTCTATAACAACTGTATCTGTCTGTAAGAACCTGTAACATCTATGTACTGCCTGAATAAAATCGTTAAACTCATAATCAATCCCCAAGAATATCTCCCTGTGGCAGTAACGCTGAAAGTTACAGCCTGAGCCCGATATTGATTTCTTTGTTGCAAACAGCTTGATTCTTCCCTGCGCAAAATCAATAACCCGCTTTTCCCTTATGTCATAATCCTGTGAGCCATATATATCTACAACTTCGGGTATTGCCTTAAGAATTGCCTTTCTTTCAGACTCTAAGTCATGCCACAAAAGGAAATGCTCCTCAGGCGAACTCTCTACAATCTCTTTCATTTTTTCAACACGCTGGTCAATACTGTTTCTTTTTACTTCTGCAGCTTCCTTCAAGCCTGCTGCCGCTTCCGTAAATAACTGCATTTGTCCTGTTTTATCAGATGTATCCCCGTAATGTATTGGTATCTCATGCCACCTTACATCAAGCGGAGGTAATACATATCCCTCATCGGAATATTCCGGATTTACATCTGAAGGTTTCGTTATGAACAACGCCCATGATGAAACCCACAGCCAGAATTCATCTTCCATATTCGGGTACAATGTAAGATTGTTTGCCTTAGTGCTGTCTCTCTGAAAGAATCTTGTAAGTGCCTGCCCTGTATCCATTACCTCAAGATAGCCGGCATAATGTATGAGCTCCTTATATTTGTTTGGACTCGGCGTTGCTGTGGCTACAAGCTTGTAAGGAACATTCTTGAACTTATCAAGAAATGTCTGGTATGTCTTACTTCCAAAAGACCTTAAAACACTTGCTTCATCTAACGATGTCGCAACAAAATAATCTGGTCTTATATCACCGTCTCTTACTCTTTCATAGTTGGTAAGAACAATACTGCTGTCACAGGATTCTACTTCTTCCATACTTCTGCAATAAACAGGTGCATCATATCCAAGAACATTCACAGCGTCCTGTGTAAATTCCTGTTTTACTCCAAGTGGAAGAACAATCAAAGCCCTTCCGCCCTCGTGATCTATTACCTGTTTACAGAATTCTATCTCCTGTATGGTTTTACCTAAACCAAAACTTTCAAACAAAGCTCTTCTTCCACCTTTAAGTGCCCATATTACGGCATCCCTCTGATGTGGCTTTAATGCTTTGTTAATATCTGCCGGATTTACTTCAAATCCGCTATCCTGTGCAAGTTCTATCTTGCTTTCTAAAAACTCTTTGTATGTCATTTCTGAAAGGAACATCGTACGAATCACTCTGGCCAGAGTTCCAGGCTCCTTTCTGATACTTTTATTTCTCTGCTGCCCTCATGCATTTATATGAGCAGTAATATTTACAATTTCTTTTGTAGCCCCATGTCTCTCTGCTTACCGTTATTGTGGATACATATTTACCACATTGTGCACAATAAAACCCAAAAGCATCATTGCGCTTCTTTACTGGGAGACTTCGCCTTTCTGTCTGGCTTGTCCTCTTTTACTGTTACTGCATCGCTTAATGCAGAAATACAGACTTCTAAAGACTTACAATGTTCTTCAATTACCTCACTTAAGCGGTTCTTAATGTATTCAGCCGCATCATCTGCTATATCTTTCATACCAGGGAGCTTGTACAGCTTTGTATACCCTGCGTAATGGCTTCTGTCTTCGCTTGGCTCCCCCTTGAATAAGTCTTCCCCTGTAAGTTCTTCCTTGACTCTGTACATATCCAATACCCTATTTGCGCCATCTTCTATTGCAAGTCCAAGTTTTCCTATCTGCAATAATGTTTCCTGTGTCATTAGTTGTCCTTTCCAGCTTTACAGAATCCGACAATAACACTTGCTAATGCTGCTCCGGCTATAAAGCTTATTATCTCTGCAATCATATATCCTCCTACTCCCTGTTGTTCTCTAGCAGGGCATTATAAAATTCAGGGTCCTTAGGCGGACGCTGTTCGTAATTTGCAAATTTTTTTGCGCGCGCAGGCGCTATATTATTTGGTTTTTGTTTATGTTTATATATGGCTACGGTTTCTCCTACGCTTTGTACTACGGTTTCTCCTACGCTTTGTCCTACGGATTTGAAAGTACAAATTTTATATTTATTAGGACTTCCTTTCTTACCTCTTTGGAATTCTATAAGACCTGCATCTATTAATCTGTTCCTGTTCTCGACTAATGTAGCCTCTCTTGACATCTGACAACGAGACATTACTCGCTGGTTATCTACTTGTATCCACTCGCACCACCCAGCCATGTTATTAATACTAAGTAATTTGTAGTACAATAACTGCGCTGAGCCCGGCAAGTAATGACTTTCGAGCCACCTTTCAAACCCGTTCAGTTGTTTTATGTAGTCGATTCTCTGTTCTGTCCTCACTGCACCACCTCTTCCAATACCACCTCTATTCGTGGATTATGCTTGTCTGTGAAAAAGTGGTCTTCAAAACCTACTATATTGTTCCAGCCATCATTATCCAGAACCTTACACTTAACAAGTGCGTCCTGTATAAACTTATGTGCAACACCTGATATATTATCAAGGTCACGCTTTCTATTTGGCTCATAGAAGGTATATTTAATCCTCACTGGATTATTTATATGAGTACGCTTTAATTTAAGCCTTATTGCGTTAGATATAAGCATCTGATACTGCTGTTTCATGTCATTACCGTCACAATGTCCATTATGAAAACATCTTTCCGCTTTAAGGTATTCATTCAATCCCGGCAGTGTGCCTTTGATTGTAAATGCATAGAACATCTTTCTCCTTTCCGCCTCCCGGTAAGTATGCAACCGGGAGACTGGTT